AAGAACAGATCCTAATCAAGATTTGGATGATACTACTTCTTTTAGTGCTAGGAATAGTAAACCATCTGCTAAAATTGAATCTAAAAAAAATAGCAAATCTATTGCAATACTACAATATCCACAAAGAGATTTTCCTAAATATCATACTACAATTTATCAAATGGACCCTGGTAATTCAGTTCCTGATATAAGTGGAATAGGTGGACTGACAGACCTTTTAGGAAAAATTTCTGAAACTGCAGATAAAATATATTCAAATATCATAGAGTTTTTTAAAAATCCACGTTTATCAAAAGGAATAAAGACAAAAAATATTATAAAAATCCCATTGCCTATTCGTGGATTACAGGACCAATTTGATGTTATGTATGATCAAAATTTCAATTATGGAACACCAATAGGAACAGGTGCATTAGGAGGAAGAGCATCAGCAGCTTCAGGTTTATCTATCAATACATTTAAATCAGTTACACTATCTGCCCCTCAATTCAGAAGACATAATTTAGTATTCAAAATGGCACCTAAAGATTTTAATGAAGCAAAAGCAATACAGAAAATTGCATATTTATTAAGAAGAGCAATGACACCAAAAAGAGCTCTTTTTGGAGCTTTATTTGAATTTCCTGATATTTTTCTTATTGCATTTTCACCAAATAGTAAGTTTTTATATAAATTCAAACCATGTGTACTTGAAAGAATTAATGTCGATTATACTGGTGGTAATCAGGCACCAGGATTTTATAGACAACAAGGAAATCCATCTAATGCTCCACCAGAATCAGTGGTTATTACTTTACAATTTTTAGAATTAGAATATTGGTTAGATGATACTGGAAATAGGTCTGACTATAAGACTGATGGAGAAGGATTGCCACAATCAGATCCGTTAGATGTATTCAATTTCTATACAACGGATATTAATCCTGATGGAACACCAGATGAAATATAAATCAAACACACAGTATCAGAAGAAGAATCGGGTCTAGTTGACTAATGGCAGAAAAATATTTTGAAAAATTTCCAATTATTACTTACGCAAATACAACTTGTCGTAATTTAACTAGACGTGTTAAAATTGTAGAAAATCCTAGAGAATCACCATACATATTCTATCCATATGAAATTACAGATCATCTTAGATCTGATCATGTGGCAGAATACTACTATGAAGATTCAGAGCTAGATTGGATGATTTATCACTCAAATCAAATCATAGATCCATATTATGATTGGTATATCAATGATGACCAATTTGAACAATTAATTAAGTACAAATATGGTTCAATAGAAAATTCACAAAAGAAAATTATTCATTACCAAAATAATTGGGCAGATGATGATAATGAATTAACACCATCATTTTATAATAATACACTTGCAAATACACATAAAGATTTCTATGCACCTGTATGGTCTCCAATATCAAAGAAAATTGTTTCATATAAAAGAAAACAACAAGATAAAATAACTAATACTAATAGAATTTTACAATATACAATTGCAAATTCTAGTTCAAATGCATTCATATCTGGAGAAATTATTGATATCAAAACATCTGGTCAAGATGCTACTGCAGCAACAGGTGAAGTAATCTTTGCTAATACTACTACTATGAGAATTAAAAATGTAAGTGGTAATACAATTGCAAATACATCACTTATTCGTGATATAGTTGGTGAAACAAGTTTTGCAAATGCACAAGCAAATTCAGTTACAACAATGTTTGAAAATATTCCACTAGATCAAGAAATATTCTATGATGCAATAACTTATTATGAATATGAATTAGGTAAAAATGAAAACAATAAAACTATTAAATTAATTGGTGATGGTGTTGCATCTATTGCAGCTGATAATTTTGCAACACGTTTAGCAGAGGATTCAGATCAAACATAAATGGGTATAATTCAACCAACAAAAGCTGAATTACGAAGATGTGAAATAGCAGGATTGAATTACGTTGTAGGTAATTCAAATATGTTTCATGTGAAAGAATTCAGAATTTATGAAGATATTTGTAAAACATATTTCACAGGTCAATTAGTGATAGAAACATCTATGAATACAGGTGAATTAATGATTGCACCTACAGTTGAAGTATTCATAGATTTTTCTTGTCCACGTTCTGATGGTGGTACTACAAAACGATATCAAGAACGATTTAGAATTTATTCATATGAATCAAGACCATTATCAGGTGGTGCAGATGCTAGAATGGAACATACTATTCAATTAATTGGTCAAGAATATTACAATGATAAACATAATGTAGTAACACAAAACTTTAAAAATGAAACAGGTACAAGTGCTGCAAGAAAAATACATAATCAATATATTCAATCAAATGGGGGATTGGATATTAGAATTCCATCTACAGGATTAATTGGACAAGATAGAACACCACATCAAACCATAAATAAAAAACCTGTAAAAGCAGTTCATGATATTCTTGATAGAGTAGTATATTCTTCATATAAAACATGTGCACCAATATATTTTAGAAATAAACCTGGATATGTAATGGGACCTTTACAAGAGTCTTTAGAAAGAGGTCCTGTAGGAGATTCATTTGTACACAAACCAATACAAGGTGCAAATATTGGTGATACTTTGTATGGTTATAATAATATAATTCATTTGAGACCATTAACACCACCTGGAGAAAGTTCTGGTGTTGTTGCTGGAATGGCATCTACATCATCATCTATTGATTTGAAAAATAGAAAATTTAGTTTCAAATCTGGTGGACTAGGTTCAAGTGGTTTAAAGAAATTTCTAAATACATCATGGATTAAAAATACAGTTGGTGATAGAGGCACTGCAATGTTAGCAGAAGCAATGAAAGGTCCATTAGGTGGTCAAAATTTATTCAATGTTTTAGATGGATGGAATCAATCACCATCTGTCACAAAAAATGGTCCAGGTGGATATAATCAATCACAAGAGGCATTTCTAACTGCATTAACATATAGTCAAAAATATTGGATTTCAGTTCCAGGACAATCTGGTGTAAATGTAACTTGTGGAGATAGAATTTATGTAACATATCCTATTGGAACACAAAATCCTAGACTTGTTTCAAGAACTTTATTTGTACCAAGATTAATACATGAAGTAAAATTTACTGAAGGACCACAAAGAAAAACAATGATAGTAAATGCTACAACAGATTTATATTGCGTTTTATGGCAGGGGTAGATAATGGCTAGACACGATCCAAGTAATGCAGGACAAAATCAATTCACTAAAGGCGATGAAGTAAAATGTGTAGTTACTGATATTGGTTATGGTGAAAAAGATCCCAAAAAACAAGATGGTCGCATAAAAGTTTGCACATTAGAACAATTAAAAACACCAAATATCACTGATGATAAATTGCCATGGGTAAAAGTAAGACAAGATACCTCTAGTGCAGGATTAGGTACAGTTGGAAGTTTTCCTGGTCATTCTCTTGTAGTTGGTTCAATTGTTACCGCAAAATATATTGATAATAATGGTAATATGGAAGTTGTATCATGTGAAGGCACAACAGAAGAACCTAATGAAAAAGATGGTAGACATCCATCATCAAAAGATTCATCATTTTTTCTTGTTTTAAATGCATTGACTGCTGCATTTGGTTTAAACCATATCATGAAACAGGTTTTTAATGGTAAAAATCCGTATGAATTAAAAGGTGTCAAAGATGCTCTAGCAGTCTTAGAAGGTAAATTTAAATTCGCAGTGGACCAGTTTCGTGGTAAAGATCCATTAAAAGAAATTGCTAAATTTGCTAATCTTCCATCTGGTAAAAAGGGATTTAAATCTGTTAAAGATGCAAAAACACCAGAATCAATAGGTAATTTTCTTGCAAATGCAGGAAATGTTTTAAATGCACCAAAATTCATTGAACAAACTATTGGACAAAAAGGTGAATTAATTCCTGGTGCATTAAAGATGGCTCAAAACTTACAAAAATCTGTAAGTGGTGGTGGTATTTCTAATGTATTTACTTCAGTAGGTGGTGCAGGTAATTTAGCAGGAGCAATTGCAGGAATTGGTGCAATCTCAAAAACAGCTGCTGATAATAAACCTAATGATGAAGAAATGAATGAATTAGAAGAAGAACTAAGAAGACTATATAAATTATTAACAGGACAGGAACCGTTAGATGTAAACGGTCAAGAAACCAATGAATATAAAGCATGGAAACAATTATATCTTAGTGGAAATTATATAGTGGAGGGAATTGTATAATGGCAAGAAAACCAGAAGAAATTAATCATGGTAGAAAGGACCACAATTCACATCCTGATTCTGCATATCCTTTAAATGAAGTTACACAATATCGTGGTGGTATGAAAATTGTTGTTGGTAATGAAGAAGGAAAACAAAAATATGAAATTCATCATCCTGGTGGTGCTGTTTTTCAAATTGGACCAGATGGTTCTTTTACACAAGCAGCTGCAGGTGGTATGAAACAAACAATTGGTGGTAGTGTAACAGTATCAATTGATGAAAATAATGATGTTCATGTAAAAGGACATAATAAAATCCAAGTTGCTGGTGGACAACACGTAGAGATTGCAGGTAATAGTGATACTACTGTAGGTAAAGGTATGACTATTAATGTTGTTGGTGGTGGTGCAATTATTAATGTAAATGGTAATGCAAAAATTCAAGCAGAAGGACAAATGAATTTAGATGCAGGTTCAATGAATATTCGTTCAAAAGGTGATATGTCTTTGGGTTCTGATGGAACAATTTTTGTTCAAGCTTCTGCAATTAAAATGCAACCAAATGGAGATGGTTCACCAGGATATAGAGGTGCACCAGATGGAACAGGAAATCTAGGAGGGACCACAACATAATGAAACCAGCACATAGACATGGAGATTTTAGAATCTGTGGAGCAACAACTGTTGTTACAGGACAAAGTACAGTAACAGTAGATGGTAAATTATGGGCAGTAAAAGGTGATCCAAATACTGATGGAGGTGGGGGACTTATTAATACTACAGGTTCTTCTGTAACAATTAATGGAATTCCTGTTATTGTTCATGGTCCAGATGATGCTGGTTCTGATCTTTTATTGTTTCCTCCACATGATAATCCAAAAACAGCAGGTGGTGCTGCATCTGTATTTTGTTACCCATAAGGAAAATAAATGGCACGGTCAGATAGATTTACATTAACACCAAAGAAAACTGAAGTTTATGCAGATTTTCTCATGAACTTTGATATGAATCCCTATACAGGATTTCTTGGTCGTGTCACTAATGAAGATTCAGTAAAACAATCACTTAAATCACTTGTTCTTACATCACAAGGTGAAAGATTCTATGATGCAGATAAAGGTTCAAGAGTTCGTGATTCGTTGTTTGATCTGTTAACTCAAAATGATTTCGAAGCTGTTAAAATACAGTTAGGTGAATTAATTCGTGATTATGAGCCTAGATGTGTTCCAATTGATATACGTATTCGAATTCCACGAATGGATATCAGCCTTAGTTCTATTGATCAAAGTTTCAATGAAAATTCTATAAATATAACTATTATTTTTTCTATTATAAATATACCAGACCAAACATTTTCATTCGATTTAGCCATCGAGAGAGTTAGATAATAAATGGCGAATACATCAATCAATCTAGTAGATCTTGATTTTGCTTCTCTAAAAGGAAGTTTTAAGAACTATCTAAGAGACCAAAATCAATTTAAAGATTATGATTTTGAAGGATCTAATATTAATATCCTTCTAGATTTGCTTTCTTATAACTCATATAAAAATGCATTTTATTTAAACATGCTTTTATCAGAATCATTTTTAGATTCTGCACAATTACGTAATTCTATTTTATCCCATGCAAAAGAACTAAATTATTTACCACGTTCTGCTCGTTCATCAAAGGCAAGAGTTCGTATTGAATTTGAAGCAACAGGTGAATCTGCTCCATATATCATTCAAAAAGGTTCACCTCTTACTACACTAGTGAAAAATGAATCCTATACCTTTACTATACCAGAAACAATAACAGTATCATCTGCAAATACTACATATTCCTTTGAAACTGATATTTTTGAAGGAACATATATTCAAGATACTTATACTTATAGACAAGGTATTGAAAATCAAAGATTCAAATTAACAAATAGAAATATTGATACTGAAAGTCTTACTGTTTCTGTATTTGAAGATGGTAATGAAGTAAGTGATGCATATAAATTATCAACATCATTACTTGATTTAGATGAAACAAGTAAAGTATTCTTTTTACAACCAACTGAAACAGGATATTTTGAAGTTTTATTTGGTGATAATAACTTAGGACGTAGACCAAAAATCAATTCTACTATTGTAATGGAATATAGAACATCATCAGGTGAATTACCAAATGGTGCTAGAGAATTTTCGGTCGATTTTGATCCAACTGGTTCAGATGAATTAAATTTCACACCTGAAGTAAATACACTAGAAAATTCTAGAGATGGTGCAGAAGAAGAAAGTATTGAATCAATTCGATATATGGCACCTAGACATTTTCAAACACAAGAAAGAGCGATTACTGCATCAGATTACAGTATTGCATTAAAAGGTCAGTTCCCAGAAATTAATGCTGTTCATGCTTATGGTGGAGAAGATTTATCACCACCACAATTTGGTAAAGTATTCATTGCTGTTGATATCACAAATGTTGATGGATTTCCAGAATCTAAAAAAATAGAATACAAAAATTTCATTGATAGAAGATCTCCATTTGGTATTAGACCTGTTTTTGTTGATCCAGAATTTTCTTATCTATCTGTACGTTCGAAAGTTCGTTATGATGTTAATGTTACATCCGCATCAAGAGAAACATTGAAATCAATTATTAAAAATGCTATTGTTGATTATAACGAAGAATACTTGAATGATTTTAATGTCATTTTAAGAAATTCAAAACTAGAAACTGAAATTGACAATTCTGATGCATCAATCATTTCATCAGTAACAAGAACACGAATATACAAAAAAATTAATCCAAGATTAGGTTTATCAGAAAACTTTAGAATTAATTTTGGTGTTCCGATTATTGATACAATACCAGAAAAAGAAGATTTACATAGAGCAACTGATGTACATGCTCTTGTTTCTTCATTGTTCATTTTCAATTCAGAACAAGTTCTTTTGGAAGATGATGGAAGTGGTAATATTCGTATGATGAAAACAGATGGATTTATCAATGAAAAAATTAAAAATGTTGGTAAAATAGATTACAATACAGGACAAATTGAAATTAATGGATTGGTAGTTGATTCATTTCAAGGTTCATCAATTAAGTTATTTGTGACACCTGTTGATCCAGATGTTGTTGCAAGTCAGAATAGTATTTTAACAATAGAAGATGATGAAATCATAATCGATTTAGAAGAAGTACGTAGGTAATATGGATATTATCGAGAAGAAAATCTCGGGACTTATCGAATCACAATTTCCAGCGTTTTATCGTGAGGAAGGACCTGTTTTTATTCAATTTGTAACTGAATATTACAAATGGATGGAAACTGTTACTGCAAGTAAAAAACGATATACTAAATCAACAAAACAAACTGTTAATGTTACACACAATTCTGCAAATGTAATTGGTTCAAATACAAAATTTACAGAACGATTTTCTAATGGAGACCAAATTGCCATTTATAGAGAATCAAATGTTGATGATAACAATTACATCATATTTACTATTGATTCTATTGCAAATAATACTTTTCTAACACTTACATCTGATAAATTACCATCATTTTCATCTGCAAATGCTAATATCGACCAAGTGATCGATAGAGCAAATCCACTATATTATTCAAGACATTTCTTTGAAGTAAAAGATATTGATGAAACCTTTGATGAATTTATTGTGTATTTTAAAGAAAAATATCTGAAAAATATACAATTTGATACTGTTACTGGAGCTAGAACACTCGTAAAAAATTCCTTAGATTTATATCGATCAAAAGGAACCGAAAGAAGTCTTGATTTATTATTCAGAATTGCATTTGGTGTTGGTGCAGATGTATATTATCCATCATCAGATCTATTTTCACCATCATCTGGACAATGGTATGTTCCTAGATATCTAGAATTATCTCTAAATGATAAATCCGCAAATCTAGTTAATAAACAAATCAAAGGTATTAAATCTGGTGCTACTGCATTCTGTGAAAGCTTAATTAGAAGAAGTGTTGGTAGTAAATTATTAGATGTTGCATTTATATCAGCAATTAATGGTAATTTTGAAACAGGCGAAAAAATTAATAGTTTTGATGATATTTTAACGATTGAAGAAGCACCATTTATTATAGGTTCCCTTAATGGATTATCTATAGATGTTAATGGTGTTGGTGAAAATTTCAGTATTGGTGATGTTCTAGATTTAACATCACAATTTGGTATTCAAGGTAGAGCAAGAGTTGTAAGTACTTCTAATAATGCTGGTGTTGTAGAATTCTCATTATCTGATGGTGGTTATGCATATACAGAAAATTCTGAAGTAATCATATCAGAAAAAGTACTTACTTTTAGTAATGTTGAAGTTTCTGCTACTGCTAATCAATATTTTGATTTTAGAGAAAATATTTATCAGAATTCAGCTAATATTAATTATATTGCTGCTACAGGTTCATTTGCGAATGGTGATGAAGTTTTCACATATCATGCAAATAATGATTTAAAAGGTAGTGCTAGAATTCTTGTAGTTACTCCTATTAATGCAACTGCAGGTGAAATGAGTATATCCATTTTATCAGGTAATATGAATTCTAATGCTCTTTATACAACTAGTAATACAATTTCTGCAGGTTATAATCTTTCAAATGGATATTTTGATACATCTACAACTGCTAATGTTGTTGGTGAAGTTGCAAATGTAAACCTTTTTGTCCAAGATGTTTCTGGTACTTTTATTAATGGTGAAGAAATATTCCAGTTAAATGTTACAACTGGAACTGAATTTGCTAATGCTACTTTTAATGGTCTCTTCAATCCAATAGGTTCAAATGGTGAAATAAGAACAAATACATCATTTGGTGCTTTTAGAAATAATGTTCAAATTGAAGGTAGAGATTCTGGTGCAACTGCAAATGTCTATTCAGTTAAAGTTGTTGTTGGTGTAAAAGATATTGATGGAACATTTATTACTACAACAAATAACTATGTTTATGGTAATACATTATCAACAAATGCAACTATATTATCAGTATCAAATGGTTCTGGTGTTGATTTTGCAATATCAAATTCATTTCTTTATGAAGAATATATTGATTTAAATACAGATTTCATTAAAGATTATACTCATCTACCATTAGAACAAGCATTTCTAACAGGTAATGTTTCTGTAAATACTACGTCAACAGATGTTATTGGTAATGGAACAGATTTTACTGGAGAATTAGAAGATACATTATCTGGTGTAGTAATTACAACATCAGGTTCAAAACTTGTTACAGGCAACGGTTCATCATTTAGTTCTGAATTAAGTATTGGTGATTTTATTCGAATTGATGTTGATACAGAAGTAATCACAAGAAAAGTTGCAAGTATTGCAAATGATACTTTGTTAACAGTTAATTCTAATATTTCAACTGCATGTACTTCTGCAACATATACAAAAAATATGATTGTTCGATTTGAACCAAATAGTTCTTTTGCAGAAGCTAAAACAATTGAGTCTGTATCAAATTCAATTAATATGGAAGTTGATTCAACATTCTCATTTACTGATTCAAATTCATTTATTACACTATCATGGGGATTTCCTGGTAATACTGCAGCTAACTTATCATATGCAACTATTCAAGATACTTTATCTTATCAAAATACTAAAATTGGTAAGATTCAAAGTTTACTTTCTATAAATCGTGGTACTGGATATAATCAAGTTCCAGTGATTAGTGTTTTTGAACCATTAACATATTCATATAGAGAAAATGAATTAGAAACATTAATATACACAGGAGCTACTTCTAGTTTCACTACAGGTGAATTGGTCACACAAGAATCAACAGGTGCTAGAGGTTTAATCCAATCATCAAATGCTACACATCTTGTTGTTCAAAGATTAAAACTTTTTGATTCAAATAATTTTACTATCACAAGCAATGCTACTACAAAAATTGTTGGTTCTGATGGTGGTGCAACTGCAAATGTTACATTAGTTAATGTTGATACAAAATCAGATTATCTTGGATTAAATGCTAAATTCAATAAAGGTTTAAATGTTTCTAATGGAGCAATTACATCTATTGAAGTAACTGATTCTGGTTTCGGGTTTGTTAATAGCGAATCAGTAACAATGACATCTGGTAATAATTCTACATCAGGTTTTGCTGTACTGAATACTCATGGTACAGGTAGAGGATTCTATTTGGATCGTGGTGGTTTCTCATCTGATATCAAAAAGATATTTGATGGATATTATTGGCAAAATTATTCATATGAAGTACGCTCTTCAGTAACATTAGATAAATATACTGATATGTTGAAGAATGTAGTTCATACTGCGGGTCTTATATACTTTGGTAATCTTATTTATGATTCTACTACATCATTCATTCCATCATCTAATACAAGTGTTGCAAGTAATCTATATGAAGGTTATTTCCCAATACATGATTATGAAGAAGAATTGTTATTTTATAAGGAATTCAAACTATTCCCATTTGGATATGATTTAAATAATATTGCTCCACCATATCAATTTGATGCAAATGTTGATTATCCAGAAACAATTACATATTTTCCATTTTCAATAGATTGGAATGATTACAAGAGAACATATTTAAATAAGTTATTGTTCCCAACTCATGATTTAAATGATGATACTTATGATTATGAATATGATTGTCAGACACAGATACCACATCCTGGAATTGATATTCAAACAGTTGATTTGGAAAAAGAAGATTCAATTAATCTAATTTATGATATGGAATCATATAGTGAAAGTATTGATTTAGAACAAGATAATTTAGAACACTTCAGACAAGATAATATAAATACAACAGATATAGATTTCGAAGTCAACTATGATATTAATATCATTTATGATATGGAATTATATAATGAAACAGTTGATTTGAATGATACTTTAAGGAGGATATAGGAATAAAAAATGGCAACACAAGTTCAATTTAGACGAGCAAATACTGCCAATACTGCAGCAATTACAGGTGCCATCGGTGAACTTACTGTAGATACTGATAAAAATACAGTTGTAGTTCATGATGGTTCAACTGCAGGTGGTTTTGCTCTAGCAAAAGAGAATGCTGCATCATTTAGTACATCAATTACCCTAACAGGTAACTTATCAGTTTCAGATACTACTTCTATTGGTAATAGCACTGTAAATACACAAGTAAATAGTTCTATTATTACAGTATCATCTGCTAATGTAACAACAAATACTTTTACATTAGGTTCTTCATCTGATACTGCAAATGGTTATACTGTTTTACCAAATGGTCTCATTATGCAATGGGGTTCAGTACAATCTAATAGCACAGTAGGTGATATTACATTTACAACAGGATTTACTACTGTTTATTCTGTTACTGTTACTGCTGAAACATCAACATATGATGGAACATATTCACCATTACTAATTGCTTCAAATACTACAACTGCAAATGTTAGAACTGCTAATGATACTGCAATTACTGTATTTTATCAAGCAATTGGAAATAATTAATAAGTAGATGACAAAGCGACTCACAACAAAATATAAAACACATATTTCTAGACAGTTGCTAGAATCGATTTCTGAAAAATCGAATACTGCATATTATGTCTTTACTTCAGATCATGTAAACCGAACATCATCCACAATTCCTACACCTCCTGATGATGTTCGGGAAACCGTGATTGATGGTTATAGAAATATGATTTTTGGTAAAAGAGTCACACCTAATGATGCTAAAATCATGGTCAAAAAAATTGACTATGAAGCAGATAGACTATATGATATGTATGATGATAATGATGATGCACTCTTAACTAAAGATTTTTTTGTTGTAACAAATGAAGTTTCATATTATCACGTATATAAATGTCTCGATAATAATTTAAGATCTAATTCTACCGTTCAACCATCTTTTGCTCATATTACTGGAGCAAATACTAATGTCTATCAAACATCAGATGGATATAGATGGAAATATATGTTCTCAATTGATAAAACAACATATGATAAATTTGCAACAGATTCATTAATACCAGTAGTTTCTAATACTACAGTATCGAGTTCTGCTATTGATGGTGTCATTGATATTATTAAGATTGAAAATGCTGGTAAGAATTATGGTAATTTCACATCAGGAACCTTTGCAGCAGCAGATATTCGAGTTAATGGTTCGGCTACTACTTATCAAATCAGTAACAATAATCTCAGTACAGTAAATGGATTTTATACAGGATGTTTACTATATATTTCATCAGGTACTGGATCTGGTCAACATAAACGTATTACAGATTATTTTGTAAATGCAAATGGTAATTTTATTACTATTGCTAATTCATTTGCAACTTCTCCAGTAAATGGTTCTACATTTGAAATTAATCCTGAAGTAGTGATTACTGGTGATGGATTACAAACTACAAATGCAGTTGCAAGAGCATTAATTAATACCTTTAGTACTAATTCAGTATATCGTGTAGAAATGTTAGATCGTGGTGCTGGATATGATTATTTTACCGCAAATGTGATTGCTAATAGTGTTGTTGGTGTAACAAATCAGGCAGAAGTAAGACCAATTTATTCTCCTGCTGGTGGACATGGGGCAGATGCTGCACAAGAATTAGGTAGTAATAGTTTCTCATTTTCAATTACATTTTCTAATACCGAATCAAATACTATTCCATCTACAAATGATTATGAAAAAATTGGTGTTCTTAAAGATCCATTATTTGCAAATGTTAATATTGAAATGAAAAATGCTAATGGTTCATTCCTCAATAATGAACAAATAGTAAAAATTACACCTGTAAGAGTTGCTACACAAGCAACAATTAACTTAAATAGTTCTACTATAACTTGTAATAGTGCAGATTTTACTAGTCAATTTTCCGCAAATGATTATATCTATATCAAATCAGGTAACAATTTATCTCATCAAGTAACTACTATTCAAAGTGTTACAAATACATCACATATGAATTTAAATTCAAATGGGTTATTCAGCTGTACAGAAGCATTGATTTATCAAGCAAATATTTCATCATCTGCTTATGTAATACAAACAGCAAATGTAACAAATATATTAGTAACAAATGTGAGTGGAATATTTTCTAGTGATGATACGTTTGTTGGATTGAATACTGGAGCAAAAGCACAAGTTAATAATGTAATTAGAAATGATGTAACAAAAGGTTTCAATACTTTTGTTCAAATGTATAAATATACAGGTACAGTGACTGCAAATGTATTTTTGAATGATGAGAAGGTGTATCAAGGAACAAATCTAGCCAGTTCAACAGCAAATGCAACTATTCATTCTGTAGAAACTAGTGGTGGTGTTGCAACAATTTATACAACAAATCAGATTGGTTCATTTACTACATCAAATACAATACATGGAGCTAGTAGTGAAGCAATTGCTACTATAAATAATAAATATACTCCAGAACTTGTTTTTGGTTCAGGTGAAATTTTATACTTAGAAAATTTAGAATCTATTACACGTAGTAATTCACAATCTGAAACTGTTAAATTAATTTTTGAATTTTAGTAGGGAAAAAGATGCCATTAGAAACTAATTTGAATGTAGCACCTTATCATGATGACTTTGATGAAAATAAGAATTTCTACAAAATTCTCTTTCAACCAGGTGTTTCAGTTCAGGCACGAGAACTAAATCAGTTTCAAACAATTCTTCAAAAACAAATTGAACGATTTGGTGATAATATTTTCCGTCGTGGAACAATTATAGATGGTTGTAATTTCTTATTTAAAAACCCATATCCATATATTAAAATTTTAGATAATCTTGCGAGTGGTGGTGTTGCTATCCCATCAAATTATACCAGTTTAAGTATTAATAGTCCAACTACAGGATTGAATGGTTATATCGTTAATTATGCAGATGGTTTCGAATCACAAGATCCAGATCTAAAAACACTTTATATCAATTATATTAATGCAGGTAATGATGGTGAAACCTTTGCATTTACTCCAGGTGAAACATTAGAAATCTATACCTACGATAGATCCGTTTATTCTATTGATATTACTAATGGTGGTACTGGATTTGCTAATTCTGATACATTAGTTGTTACTTCTGCACTTGTTGTTAATACTTCTGGTTCATTTACAAATGGTGATTTTATTAATAATGGTTCAGGTGCAAATGTAGAAATTGTAGGAATTGATACTACAACACTATCACAATCAAATCAAGTTATTCTTTCTATTAAACCAAGAGAT